GATTGTTAATTATAACACTGGATCCGTTTGTAGTCAACCGCCAAGCAAACAGGCAAATACCAAGTATTTTTCCAGATTTTTTACCAAATCTTCAGCTTCTTGTTCCAGTGTTTGGTAGCGAGCAGTGGCTCTATGCAAACGACGGCATTCTACACTCTCCTGGCTGAGTTTGTTCAGCACCGTGGTTATGGGTTTGAGCATTTTAACTAAATCTCTTCTGGCCACCCGGCTCCGTACACCGGCAATCTGTCGTTCTGCCTGTTTCAAACGTTCTTGTATCTGTTCCATATAGTATTTTATCCTGTTTTGAGTTTTTGGTCAAACTTTGCGGTAAATACTTGACTATGCCACGCCTGAGCCTTTATCGTCCCAATCGAACCTATGACTATCAATTCCTTGACCGCACTATCAAAGAACGATATACAGTAGGTGGAGTAGATGTCTATGTCCACAAATACCTGGGACCAATCCTGGATGAAAGTGAGAATCCTGGCAACAACGATGCCACACTACCAGTATACGATAGTGTAAATCCGTTGTTTATCGAGGATTTGTTGTTGTTGGAAAATAGAGATAGAGCCTACGATCCTGATGTGTATATCATGCGCGGTGTTTATCAACAACAAGACATCGATTTTGATCTTACACAATTTGGCTTGTTCTTGAACAATGATACCTTGTTTATCACGTTCCATTACAACTACATGATTGATGCGTTTGGTCGTAAACTGATGTCAGGTGACGTGTTAGAATTACCAAACCTTAAAGATTACTACCCGTTAAATCCAACCATACCGTTGCCTTTGCCCAAATACTATGTGATACAGGATGGATCTTATGCCACCGAAGGATTCAGTCAGACCTGGTTGCCACACATATGGCGGGTCAAAGCCACTCCCATGGTCAATGCTCAAGAGTTCCAACAGATCATCGACCAACCTTTTATGCCAGACAACATCTGGGATCCAGGAAATTTTTACCCGGGAGGATTCACTGTGCTGGATGGTGACAACTATTATATCTCCACAGGTAACGTTCCGCCCGGTACTGAAATTACCGATACCGACTACTGGACTCCAATTACCACTCCTAGTACGGTAGGTGATCAAATGAGTACTAGACCCCGAGACCTCGAGATCAACGATGCCTTGTTGGTACAGGCACAAGTAGATGTTCCGTTTAGTGGCTATGACACTACTAAATTTTATATATTACCGTTAACTCCAACTGGTGAACCGGCTAGTGCTGGAATAGTAGCCAGCGATGGGTCTGTAGTATCAAGCAGTACACAGTCTGGAGTAGGAACCACACCTAACAGTTTTGGTTATACCATGGGCTATCTCACAGGTGGATACGATCCCGAAACTGGATACCTGTTGCCACCAAACGGATTGCCGGTCACGCCAGGTGTGAGCTTTCCGCCCAATCCCACAGTTGGCGCCTATGCGTTAAGATTGGATTACATGCCCAATCGCTTGTTCCGATACAACGGTAGCCGTTGGGTGTCTATCGAATCCGCAGTGAGAACTGATCTTGATCTGGCACCGGCCGCAGAAACTTTACGCAACAGCTTCGTGAACAATACATATACAGTGAGCACCACAGACCTAGGCAACATACCAAGTCGCCAAAGTCTTAGCCAGATACTTAGACCTCTAGCTGACAATGGTGATCAAGGCGGTAACATTACACCGCCCAACCCAAGACCACCAGGATAACCATGGCAGTTACACAATTCTTTTACGATCAACAGATACGACGTTTCTTGTTGCAGTTTGCCAGGATCTTTAGTAACTTCCAGGTCGAATATGGTCGCAACGAAGCTGGACAAAATGATACCTTGGTGCGTGTACCAGTACGCTATGGTGACAGTAGCCGCCAAGCACAGACCATCATACAACAAAACAGTGCCAATGAATTGCCTAGCACTCCGTTAATGACTTTTTACATCACTGATCTCAAATACAATCGTGCCATGATCCAGGATCCCAGTTTTGTCAGCACCATAGCGGTACGACAACGTACCTATGACAGCATAACCGATACCTATGAAACCACACAGGGCAATGCGTTCAGTATTGATCGACTTATGCCAGTGCCGTTTGAAATGACCTTAAAATTGGACATGTGGACGAGTAATACCAATCAGAAGATGCAGTTACTAGAACAAATTTTAGTATTATTCAATCCCAGCTTAGAAATACAAAGCACAGACAACTACATAGATTGGACCAGCCTTAGTACTGTGTACCTAGAAGATGTAAACTGGTCAAGCCGCACTATTGGTGCAGGTAATACTGAAGCCGCTATTGACATAGCTACCTTGACTTTTAGATTGCCTATGTGGATATCCAGTCCAGCCAAGGTCAAGAAGTTGGGTGTGGTTGAACGTATTGTGGCCAGTATCTACAATGCCAACGGTGATGCCAGCATTGCAATCACCGACAACGATCTATTGCTGGGCACAAGACAGGCATTTACGCCGTTTAACTATCAGGTGCTCCTGATCAATAATACCCTACAGGTCCTACGCGAACCCCAAGTAGTTGATGAATCCAATGCCAGTTTAACGCCACCCACTAGCCCAGACAGCAATCTCATGTGGTCTGCCGTAGTTGGCATGTATGGTACCCTAAGACCGGGTATCAGTTACATAAGTCTAGAACAACCAGATGGTACCGACGTGATTGGCTATGTGACCTATGATCCAAGCGATGATAGATTTTTATTGTGGAACGTAAATGAAGATACTGTTCCCAGCAACACTTTGGCTCCAGTCGATGCTGTTATCAATCCTTTGCTGAGTGGACCCGGAGCTGGACTAGATCCAGCACAAACGGGCCAAAGATATCTATTGACTGAAGGCACTGGATCATGGACCGGAACAAGTCCAACAGCCTGGTCCTGGGAAATCCAAGGACAACAGCAACCATTGGTGGCCATGGCCAATGATATAATCGAATATGATGGAACTCGCTGGGTTGTAGCATTTGATAGTGCCAGTAGTCCAGTCAACAATCAATATGTCACAAACATAACTACAGAATTACAGTATCAATGGACTGGTGACGCATGGGTAAAGAGTTATCAAGGCTTATACAAAGGAGGCCTATGGACACTGGTATTGTAAATGCCGTGGGTATTTGGTTTTACAGTGTGGCTACCAACACTTACCTGTATCTCATGAGGAACGACACCAAGCACCCCGATACCTGGGGATTACCTGGTGGGCGAGTAGAGCCAGGAGAAACTCTCATGCAGGCCATCACGAGAGAATGTGTTGAAGAACTAGGCACCATGCCAGAATACTTGAAACTGGTCCCTTTGGAAAAATTCACCACAGCCGATCAAGGCTTTGCTTATCATACATTTTTTTGCAGCGTGGATCGAGAATTTGTTCCAGTCTTAAATGAAGAACATCAAGGCTGGGCCTGGATTGCCAGTGGCAGTTGGCCTAAACCGTTACATCCGGGGCTATGGTCAACTGTGAATTTTGATGCAGTACAAGACAAGATCCAGACCATGGAAGCCCAGATCCAACTATCTCAGTAATCAATCAAAAAAGAACATCTGCCACAAGCGAGAATTTTGTGGTGTCCATCCAAAGTAGGCGCAGGCACTGTGCAAGTATCCAGCGTTGAATATAAACAATCGATTATAAACATTGCCCACGATATCAACATCTTCAAATGGTGTCTTGTCAAGATTTCTTGAACCCTGTCTAAAACAGCGGTAAAACTCAGGATCTGTGCGGTGTCGTATACTAGTGCCTTTGAGTGCATGTGTCATGGTTCCTGATTCGTGTGGAGCACCGGGTGTGAGGTACAACATGGCCGCCCATTTTTGTGTGTCCGCATGATACACCAGGGGTTCACCTTCAATGTTGTACTGGAATCGACCATTCATGCCATGTGACTCCCAGGCAGTGATTTTCTCTCCCATAATATATTCAAATTCTTCTTTAAGCCCTGGGAACAAAAACTGTTTGTAGGTCCTGCTGCCTATATAAGGCTTCCCGGGTCCGCTGGGTTCATATTCTTGTTCTAGTGCAAATGCTCGTATGGCATCAGGATCTCGGTAGAAATTATCCACTACCCAGAATCCTTTTCTGTAGTCGGTGTTGACCACGTCAGACATGGATCTATCCATGATCCTGTTTCGTTCAACTATCTTGACAACCGGCTGTTCGACAGGCCTGGCCGTAGCAGGGAACAAGTAATCACCGGCAAACTTCAATCCGTCTGTGCTGTCTACCAATTGAGCCTGTACGTCTGCGCTGACTAGTTCTGGATGTATCCACCAGTCTTCGTAGCTGTGTGAGCGATTGTAAGCAACATCGCCGGCAGCTAACACATATCCTTTTGATAGTAAATATTCTCTTGCCTGATCTCGTATGCTGTTATCCACATAGTAATCATGTTCAAATGTAATAGCGGCAAACCTATACTGATCAAACGGAATGCGTTTGAGTATCTGCAACGAGTAAGTGGGTGGATCACAATCTATCTGTAGATAGTCAAGATCACCACTGAATCCCAGTGTGTTTAAAAATTTGGCATAATCAACTTTGGTTGCGTCAAGACAAAACACTAGATTACTACGTTTATCCATGAAATCAGTGACCACGGTCTGATTGATGTCAAGGCTGACGCCGGTCCAGCCAAATTTAGTTTCCAGCAAAGCTGTATTATTATTCTTAAAAGGTTCAGCGCTGCCAATTTCAAGATAACGTCCATTACGTTTGCCATTGGTGGCAGACAATACAAACATGTCTTGATAACTCTGAGAATAATTTTTTTCAATATCGTCAATACCAGCGAACTGTATCCTAGCCACCAATTGTTTATCCGCTGTATAAGGTGTTGTGGTATTGGGCCATCCAATGCTGCCAAGATTCCTATTGACTGAATTTGCATACATCTCAGACATCATATAGTTGAATTTAAGATCGTGCATGATCTCTCGGGACTGTTCACACTGTCCTACCCACCATGCAGACACGCCCTTTTCAAATAATAATCCATAGTACCCAGGATACTGGACATCCGTAGTCAGGGGTGGTAGATCAAATTCGCAGGAGCTGAGGCCAATACTGGCCACGGTATAACAATCGTGCCAGTCTTTTTTAACTTCATGCAATCGACTCAATAAAAAGTATGCTTCGGGTCTTTTAGGTAACAAGCTGATGGCTTTTTGTAACAGGACTTTTTCAGTGTCATCGCGAGTTTTTTGTCGTTCAAAACACAAGGCCATCCTGATCAAGGCTTCGTACTGTTCAAGGTCGGTCTGTGAACGTTCGGCTGTACGCAGATAAAAACTAATGGCTGCTCCTGTTTGGCCCAGCAATTCGTATTCGCGACCCAGATCAAAATTGGCCCGAGCTGAGTTGTAATTTTGTATGTATTCGTGTAAGCGTTGGGTCAGCATGTTAAACTCCTAGATATTCTGCGAGCATGGTCTTGGGCATCTTTAAAATAAATGCACAGTTGTCTTGATATCCAAAACTCAATAACAAATTATCTTGGAAAAAAGCCGCTCCACAACAAAATTCAATATCAGCATTCATGAAACTGAAAGCATCGGTGAATTTCACTATGTTCCAATCTTGATCCCATACCAAAAATCTGTGCTTGTAGGTAGCATCTTTTTGACCAGTTTCACTTTTGAATAGGTCCACTTCGTGTATCAAGGCCAGATAATGATCACCGTACGGTATGACCTGGCTGCTGCCTCTAAAGTCCGGTTGTCCAGATATAAATTTACTCTGGTCAAGGTGCACTGTAACAGTGGTCCCGTTTGCTGAATCAAACTTGACTACTTCGGTGGGGTTGCTCCACTTGACGTAATGATAGGGTTGATCTATGATAGGCATCCAGTTTTTTTCGCAATAGGTAGCGTTTGCACCCGGTGCTGGCATTCGAGTGCGTTTGATTTCGCGCACAATGTTAGTTTTGACACTGAGTTCGCTGAGTTCCATACGACCTTGGCCATTTGTTGTAGTATCTCTTCGTACGCCACTCAGGAATATTTTGTTATCCCAACGGAACAATCTGCCATCTTCTAGACCAACAAACTCCCAGATCGGTTCCACATCTAATTTTGAAGTGTCCACGGTGGTTATCTGTTTGAGTGTGAGATCATCGTTAAGTGTGCAATAAAAGTTCCAGGTGCGTAGATTATGATCATTTTCCGGGTGCAGATACTGCAATGGGCCATATCTATGTTGGAATTTTTTGTTTTCTGAATGATACAGGGTGTAATTTACATGTCGTATGTTACATACCAACTGATCGTTATCTAGATAGATGCTGGGATTCATTAACCCAGTTCCGTTTGTGAGTTCGGCTGGAATAATTAGTGGATGTATGCTACCACCTTGTTCGATGACAGATTTTACCAGGCCGGATCGTTTGATAGTTTGTGAGAGATTCATATACTATCATTTATGACAGCTAAATGATAGTATAAATTTTTTGTCTCTTTATGCTCGGCCTACAGCCACTTCAATAATGCCAACTATTTCGCTGTCATAATCTTGTAATGCTTTACCAATCAGGCATCCTGGTTGATATACCGAAGGATCTAATCGTACAGCTACCCCAGGAATATCACTGGTTACCAAACGATCGCCCTTGGCTATCTTGCCCGTAACTTGACATGGTACACGACCAACCAACGCAACTGGTACTATGTTTTTACCAGATTGGAAAGCATTCATCAAGTGAGCTGGTTCTGTACTGACCACACCAGCCACAGTAGGACTGCTTAGTGTGGTACTGATTGTGACTTCGTTTGCTCCGCCAAATACCAATACTGTTCCAGGAGCATACTCAAAATCAGCTGCATAACATTCTGCCAAGTCAGCGTATTGTGCTGTGGTTGCTGTTACAGTAAGCACATTGGTTGCGGCATTAAAGCTGAACGCTGTGGCTGTGGTACGTATGCTTGGAGTTTGATTTGATCCAGACGTGGCAACAAACACCGGATAATAAGTACCGGTAGTGACCGCAGTGGCATTGATCGCTGTGCTTGGTCCAGTGGCTCCTTGTGCGCCTGTTCCGCCAGTGCCGCCAGTAGTTCCTTGATTACCTTGATTACCTTGATTACCTTGATTACCAGTGGTACCAGTAGTACCTTGTGAACCTGTGGCACCATTATTACCGTTTGTGCCGGCAGTACCTTGTGAGCCATTATTACCGTTTGTGCCGGCGGTACCTTGTGAGCCATTATTACCGTTTGTGCCAGTTGTGCCTTGGCGTCCTTGTACTCCTTGAGCACCTGTAGTTCCTTGGTTACCTTGATTACCTTGGTTTCCAGTCGCTCCTGTTGCGCCTTGTGCACCTGTACCGCCTGTGTTTCCAGTCGCTCCTGTTGCGCCTTGTGCACCTGTACCGCCAGTGCCACCTGTGGTTCCTTGAGTACCTTGGTTACCTTGATTACCAGTAGTACCAGTAGTGCCTTGATTACCTTGATTACCTTGATTTCCAGTAGTGCCAGTAGTGCCCTGAGTGCCTGTGGCTCCTTGAGTTCCTGTGGTTCCTTGATTACCTTGATTACCTTGGTTACCAACTGTACCCTGTGCACCAGTAGTACCTTGAGCACCGGTAGTACCTTGTGCGCCAGTTATGCCCTGAGTGCCGTTTGTGCCTTGCGTTCCTGTTGCGCCTTGTGTGCCTGTAGTTCCTTGAGCACCTGTAGTTCCTTGAGCACCCACTGTACCTTGAGTACCTGTAGTTCCTTGTGCGCCAGATCCTTGCACTGGGTTACCGTTAGCATATTGGAATCCACCAGCCATGACATTACCAGTCACAGTAATCAAACCGCCTGTGCGTATGTTACCGCCAGCTATGTTACCTGTAACACTTAGGCCGTTGGCACTGGAGAATGCGGCCACTGCGGTAGGAAGTATGGCTCCTGAAGCTGTGGTATAAATTAATACGTTTGTAGCGCGACTGGTGTCTGTGAAATTCTCAGCGGCCTCAATGTCTACTCGACCAGTTGAATTATTTCCAAATTGTAAATTTCCACTGCTGAATCCACGTGCTGTAAACTGAGCTAGAGTGTCGCCTGATTGAGTCTGTGTTGGCGTGGCAGCAGTACCACGACCGGTTCGTCCAGTAAATGCCACATATGAGCCAGTGCCAAACGAATCTTGAGTGATACGAGTCTGTTGACCATTTTCTCCACTTATGTGTAAGTCAGTTCCAACTGTGGTACTATTACCTGTGATAGGATAAACCACAGTTTGTGGGGTCGCCGCAATAGTGAGTTCAGTGTCAGGAGCAGCTGTACCTATGCCCAGTCGACCACTGGCACTGATAATAATATTTCCAGTGGCCGAAATCAATCCGCCAGTCAAGATGTTGCCACCTGTTACATTTGCAGTTACCGTTAAACTGCCTAAAGTGCCCACGCTTGTGATGTTTGTTTGGCTGGCTGTTTGTAAAGTACCAGTCAAGTTTGTGGCAAATACATTACCAGTTCCACTTACGACCCCAGAACCAAATATCACATTGCCAGCAGTTACGTTTGCGTTTACATTTAGGCTTGTGCCAGTTGCCGCACCAATGTTGGGTGTGGTAAGTTGAGCACTTGGTCTAACAACAATATTACCTGATACGTCAAATCCAGTGGTAGTGTTGTCGGTTTTTGCGCTGAGCAAAGTGCCAGCGATAGCGATACCGTTACCGGCTTGATAAACTGTGCTTCTGCTGAATTCAGCAAAAGTAATGTTGCTTGTACCGAAAGTGATTGTGCCTGTTGGACCGTTGACCACAAATGCAGTACCAGCATTTACGTCACCCGAGTTGGTAAAGAAATAGTCATTGATGCTCAATGACGTTGCGCTGTCTGCACCATATTCGTCAGCGTC